GAAATTTACGAATTGCATTTATCACAAATGCAATAATAATCCCAAAGTGTGCGGCAAGTATAAAGAAATTAACGGAGGTAGTAGTGATGGATATCAAAGCGAAGATTGATGAAGCAATCGCGCTGGATGCGGAGATTAAAACAAAGAAACAGAAGCTGGACGAAATTAAGGCGGGGCTTCAAAGTGAAATTTATGCAGAAATGCTGAATAAAAATTTGAAATGGAAACAGGAGGATTCTGGCAGCGGCCTCTGCAATGTATCGGTGAAAAACAAACTGGAAGTGGACAACTTCACACTGCTGCAGAAGCTTTTGGGCGGTGCAGTAGACAACAAGGTTGATAAGAAAATCAGCATTGAGTACGAAGTGCAAAAAGAGTTTAAAGAAGCTTTAATCGCACTTTACCAGCACGATTATGAACCGGGTGATATTGCATCCGTCCTGCAGAATCTGGGACTGGATGATAAGCAGATGAAAGTAGCTATGAAGAAACTCTCCGGCGATTATGTGAAAGATTTGAAAGTGTTAAACAGCCTGGGCGTAACCGGAAGCCTGGAAGAAGAACTGGATTTGATTCATGGTCAGAAAAATTATGAGCTGGTGAGCCGGTTCTTTGACTTGGATGCTGTAGATGAAGAATTTATGAAAACATTGAAACTGGCGCTTTCTGTAGAGGAATCGCTGAGTATTGGATTTGTAGCATTGGGGGCGTAGCATATGAAAGCAAGACTGCAAAAGAAACATCAGAAACTCCTGCAGGAGAATAAGCAGTTAAAGGGGCAGCTGGGCAGAGAACTTCGTGCAGAACTGACAAGGCTGCCGTGGATGAACCAGCAGGAAATCGCAGTATTAAAAGAAGATGTGCAGGACTTATACCTGAAAGATACGAGCCTGCGTTATCTGGTGAAAGAGCAGGGCATCAAACAACGCAAGATGCAAGCGGATATAAATGAATTGTGGGGCGTGGTTGACAAAGCGCTGGATAAAATGAATTTACTGTGCGCAACCATCATTTTCTGCACAATTCTCTGGGCGATCATGCTGTTTTAGGAGGTGGCCGTATGGTAGACAGAAAGAAACAGACAAAAGTAATCTGGGGCATGGCGCGAGATTTGGGAATGGAAAAAGAGGATGTTTATACGCTGCTCTACCGGGAAACCGAAAAAGAAAGCATGACAGAATGCACAGAGCGGGAATTGTCGCGTGTGATACAGGCCATGATTCTGATAAAAGAAAAGCGGACAAACCGTCCGGGCAAAATCACAGGCAGACAGCGGTATAAAATAAAAGAACTCGAACGGAAGCTGGGATGGGATGATGACAAAAAGCGTCTGCAGGGTTTTATCAAAAAATACTACCATGTAGACCGATTGGATTGGCTGAGTGCAGCGGATGCCAGCAATCTCATTGAAGCGTTAAAGAAACTGGCGGAAAAAGAGGAACCGGCGGAAGCGGTGATGCCATGACGAATGTTCTGCTGGAAGATTTGCAAGGCGATATGCATGATCTGGCCTCGGTCATTGGTGTGGAATATACATTGGAACTGTGCAGTCTTTTTGCAGGGGACAATATTTATATTCCGCTCAATGAGAAAGAGGTAAACGGGGATATCAAAGAACTGCAGGAAATCTTGGGGGAAGATACCTATGAAAAGCTGCAGATGAATTTCGGCGGTACCACAATTTATTTTCCTACTAAAAACACTGTGCTGCGGGAATACATCAGCAAACGGGTGCGGGAAGAATATGACGGTACCAATCGGCGGCGGCTGATGAGAGAATATGGTTTGACAAAAAACAGCTTTTACCGTATCATAGAAGGGACGGAGAAAGCAATGTTTGTGGATGACAAGCAGCTGACCATATTTGATTTGTAGGACACCAAACTATCAAAAAAATGTCTTTCCCATTGGGATTAACACTCATAAAATTGTATCGTTATAATAGAGACTGTGAGCAGGAAACAACTGCACACAGTCTCTATTTTTTTGTCAGGCGGTGAGGTAGATGTCAGATACAATGGAATGGAAAGCAATAAAAGTGACAATTGGGAAAGAAGATATGGTAAGAGCAGCATTGGAGGAAGAAGGCATCGAAGTATGTGCGCCGGTGGTCATCCAAAAAGAGCGCACCCGCGGAGCGTGGAAGGAAGTGCGCAGACCGTTATTGGCAGGATATCTTCTGATTCATGTAATCTGGAGTGCAGAGCTTTATTATAAACTGCGGGATATGTGGTTTGTACAATATCCGCTGGCCGGATGTGTAGAGCCGGAAGAAGTGGAGTATTTGAAGCTGTATGAAGAACTGTCCTGCGATTCGTTGATTGATTATACCGGGGCGCAGATACGCTATGCCGGAGCCATTGCCGAAGCACCGGAAAGAATCTGCAAGGTAGATAAAAGAAAAGAACGGGCGCTGGTACGATTTAAGCTGGGCGAAAACGATACCACAAAACGCTGGGTGCCGGTTAAGATTATCAGATAAGCACATAGGTAGGCTGTTATCCTGTTGCGGCGGAGATGGCTGATGATGGAATATATTGAAGTTAAGAAGCTATCTATGCCGAAGGGAGGGAACAGTATGGAACTGAGCGGCATTTATGACTTATTGATGACGGTGGCGCTGGGGATTGTGACATGGTGTTTGAAAGAACTCTATGGCAAAAACGAAAAACGCCAGCAGGAAAACAAAGCTTCTATCGAAAAGATGGAAGATACCATGAACAAACATCAGAAAGAAATGTACAAGGAATTTGTAACGAAAGAAGATCATTATCGGGATATCAATGCCATTGAGCAAAAGATTGATGGCATTAAAGATATTCTTCTGGAAATGAAGAAAGACATCGGTACATTGACCGGAAAAACAGGAAGAGAGGGATAAGGAATGTTAGAACTGGAAGCACAGCGCAATAAAAAGATTCGCGGCTGGCTGGTGCGAATCTTACAGCGGGCATATCCGGCAGGGTTGGAACCGGGGACGCTGAAAAAGCAGCTGAATGATTTGGGGTATACCGTGACCGTGCGGGATACCGAGGCAGCGCTTGCATATCTGAAAGAGGATGGATTTGTTGAGAATCCGCACTATGGCGGTATGGTGCTGGAAAATGAATTTTACAAACTGACTACAAAAGGCATTGACCTGGCAGAGGGAACCGTAGCAGATCCGGGAGTTGATTTGTAATGGGAGCGGATAGACGCAGCCACAGCAAAGTGGATTTGCTTCCCCAAGAACTGCGGGAAGCCATTAACGATGCAATTGTGAATAAAAGGATGACTTACAAGGACATTACCCGGCTCATCAACGAGCAGGGGCATTCCATCAGTCAGAAATCTGTAGAGCGGTACGGCAAGAATTTTTTATCAAAACTTGACCGTATCAGCACTGCCAGAGAACAGGCGCGCGCCATCATTGAAACCAGTGCAGACAGCAAACTGGATATGGCAGAAGCTACATCAACGGTGGCGTTTAATCTGCTGATGGACATGATAACCAATGCCATGACAGAGGGCAAAGAGGTAGATAAGCTGACTTTAGATGCCATACGCACCTTGGCAACACTGGAACGCTCCACTGTGAGCCGTGAGAAATTGCGCTTTGAATTTGACAAAGGCGTGAAGAAAGCAACTGCTGCTGTAAAGGCAGAGCTGTCCGAAGAACTAAAAACGCATCCGGATTTAATGGAGCGCATAGCAGAAATTCTGAACCAAGTGGAAGAAAAGCTGCACGAATCGTAAAAAGCCGTTTTAAGGCTTTATTTTTTTGCGAATGAAAAGCACTTCGCAAAAATTCTTTGCAAGTCATATAAGGAAAATTAAAGCAGAATTAAAGGAAGTTAAGTGCAAAGGAAAAGGGGCGATAAGGTTGTCGGATTTGAATTTGTTAAAAGAACTGTCCGGACATCGAACTGCATCGCCGGAAGAATCCAAACGAAACGAGCAAATTAAACGAGGGCAGGATAATTTTTGGGAGTATTGTCTCCTGCGTGACCCGAATTTTTTTAAGCCGGACAGGCTCTATCAGAAGCGTATCTGTGATACGATGCAGCTTCTCTATGAGCGAAAGCTGATGAAGCCGGGCGATACAGAGCCAAGAGATATTCTTGTATTGAACTTGCCGCCTGGTGCCGGGAAAAGTTATATCGCCAGTATGTTTGCAACCTGGGCATTTGGTCAGGATGTAAAGAATGCAGTAATCACAGTATCCTATAATGAAACACTGGCCACCCGCTTTTCAAAAACGGTACGCGATGCCATCGAGGATAAAGAGATACCGGGCGATATGAATTATTATGTGCCGAGCAGCTTCTTTCCTGATTTGAAAATAAAGCAGGGCGATGGCGCTATGAATATCTGGAGTTTAGAGGGCAGTTATATGTCTTATCTGGCGACAGGGTTCGAGGGTTCCATTACCGGTATGCGCGGCAATATTGGGATTATTGATGACCCAATAAAAAACGCGTCAGAAGCTGTGAACGAACGCGTAAAGGAACATCACTGGGACTTTTACAAGAACACCTTTACCAGCCGAATGCTGGACGGGGCGATTCAGATTATTATCCAAACCCGATGGGCGAGTGATGATCTGGCAGGGAAAGTGCTGTCGGAACATCCGAACCGGTGCTATGAACTCAAAATTCAGGCGCTGGACGCAGAGGGGAACAGCTGGTGCGAGAGCCTTTACAGCACAAAAAACCTGCTTATCAAAAAGCAGACGCTTGACCCGGATATTTGGGATGCCAACTACATGCAGGAGCCGATTGACAAAAAAGGCGGGCTGTATGCAGCAGGATTCCAGACATACTCCATTGTGGATTATGATCGCTTCGAACGCATTATCAATTACACCGATACTGCGGACACCGGTGCCGATTATCTGGCAAGCATCAGCGGCGGTATCATTGACCGGTATATTTATATACTGGATGTGTACTATACCGATGAGGCAATGGAAGTGACCGAGCCGGAAACGGCACGGCGGCTTGATTTACACCGTGTTCGAGATGCGTTGGTGGAAAGCAACAACGGCGGGCGCGGATTTGCCCGCAATGTGAAACGGTTCCTGCAGCGGTTTGGCAATCGCAGATGCAATGTAACCTGGTTCACGCAGAGCAAAAACAAAAAAACCAGAATACTGGTGAACGCCTCCAATGTGACGGAACAGGTTATCATGCCGGAAGATTGGGAAAAACGCTGGCCGGAATTTGCGAAAGCAATTAAGAAATACCAGCGCAAAGGCAAGAACGATCATGATGACGGACCGGATGCTTTAACAGGCCTTGTCGAAATGGCTAATGGCGATGTGAAAGGTAAACGCAAGGTTCGCACCGGGAGCAAAAAAAATCTGGGGATATAAGGAGGTGAGGAGTTGCTGAAACTAGAGACATTTGAACCGACTGCACAAAATGTCGGAAAGGTGATTGCAAGATTTAAGTCGCGAGAGCTGCCAAGAATGAATCGGCTGCATGATTATTACTGTAACCAGCACGAGATTGAAAACCGTGTAATGGACAGTTTTAAGCCGAATAACAAACTGGCACATGATTACTGCAGGTATATCACTGACACTACCAGCGGGTATTTTATGGGTGTCAATGTGAAGGTTACTTCGGACAACGAAGAATATCTGGCAGCGTATCAGGATTTGTGCAGAGATAATTTCGATGCAGACGAAAATTTTGAACTTGCGAAAAAATCCAGTATATTCGGCTATGCAGTAGAGGTTATCTATCAGAACGAAGCAGGGCAGAGCCGATACAAACGCATTGACCCGCGAGAAATGATACTGATATTCGGTACCCGAATCGAAGATTATCTTCTGGCTGCCATTCGTTTTTATGCGGTGGAGGATTTGGAAGGCAGCAAGACAGAATATGCTGATGTATATCTGCCTGACCGTATTATTCATATGCTGCGCCGTTCCGGCAAAGCGAACTTTGAAACGCTGGATGAAGAAGTGCACTATTACGGCGAAGTGCCGGTGATTGTGTATCTCAACAACGAGGAAATGAAGGGCGACTTTGAGAATGTTCTTGAAATCATAGATGCTTATGACAAATCACAGGCGGATTCCGCCAATGATTTCGAATACTTTACAGATGCTTATCTGGTCTTTCAAGGATATTCCGGGCTGGAAGATGAAGATTCAGATGATCCGAATAAACGGGACAATGCATATCGTGATATGCGCCGCAACCGTGTCATTTATCTGGATGATAACGGGAAGGCATATTTCCTGACCAAGGATATCAACGATACTGCAGTTGAGAATTTTAAGAAACGCTTGAACATGGATATTCACAAATTCGGGATGGTACCGGATT